GCAAGCCACTGATCCTCCGTGAGCTTTGTATCCTCTCCGTTCGGGGCTTTCATCCACTGTGCTGTGCCTTCATACTGTTTTCGGACAGATTCTTTTTGTTCGGATGGAACATCAACCGCAGATTGATAGAAGCCTGGATTCTCCTTTTTTGCCGCTTCGAGATCGACTTCGGTCTTTACATTTTGTCCAACACCTGATACAATAAATTTAGATAAAGCATTGCTTATTGTAGCGACCGCCGGAGAGCCGTTCCGGTAGGGCTGCAGCCAAGCGATGCTTTTATTTTTATTGATATAGAGAACATTATTAGCCTTGAATTGTTTATCAAACCATTTCAGTGAGGGCTTATCTCCCTTTTTCCCTGCTGTTTTCCCAAACGCAGAATTAATTACATTGACGATTCCACCGGTCGATTTAATATCCTTACCGATTTCAACCGGAGCAACAACCGTCGCCCCATTAGTATCTTTGAGTTCAACAACAAAAACATAGCTCCCCGCATCGTTCCCTCGTATAATCATCAGAGGGTCTGCCATCTTACGTGGGAGCTGACGCAGGATATCTAGTGTCATGCCCTTGTGTTTCGGATTTACCGAATGCGCGAAGAAGCTTCCGAATACATGGAGCGAATCATACGGAATATTGATGAGCTGCATCACAAGCGGCACATCCATCACGCGGAATAGTTTTCCGTCCTTTTTGGCTTTCCACTTTTTCTTATCCGCCGCATCATAACGGTCAATCAACGCGTTCCAGTTCGATTCATCCCGTGCAAGGCGTGCCTCTGCAGACTGCCCCGCCGTCTGATGTATCCCCTCCTCCGTATACTTCCCGCCACTTCGGAGCCCAAACCGCTCCTGCATATAGTCCATCGCAGTGTAGTTCTCTTTGCCCTCTTTCTCGCGCATCACACGGGCAAACTGATCTGCGTGATGTGCAAAGAGGAGCGCATTCATACGCGCCGCGCGCGACTGCTGTCCGCCGATTGCTTTCAGCTGCGCCATGATCTGACGATAGACGCTGTACGCCTCCGGAGAGAGCCCCGCCGTTCCCTTGATCTCGGCCGCATCGACCTGCATCATGCGGTCTTTGATGTTCTCAAGGGTCTGGATATAATCGTTCAGCTCGTCGAGCTGTCCTTTTGCCCCCTCCATTGCGTCTATGTCTTCCTGCGATGCCGGCGCCCATCCTTCGATTTTCGGCGCGGATGCGTCGCCGACGGTGAGACGATAGGCAAGGTCCATGAGCTCTCCCTTACGCGGCGCACGGCCGTTTTCTTTATAAAAATCCTGGTACCACGGCTCATTATTGGATACACGGATTCCGCGGCCATCCTCTCCGTTCTGGATGATGTCAACACCGTTGCCCATGCCGCGCTGCAGCGCGTCCATTGCCGGACGCAGGAGTTCGTCACGGTCTGCCACAAATTCGTTATAGAGTTTCCGCCATCCGCTCGCAGGGCTATCCTGATCCTGCGTGATTGCCGCGATTGCCATCTCACGCTCGCTGCTGCGGCGCAATTTCTCCTTGTCGCTTGCATGGTCCGGCGCTTCCGGGAACCATTCGTTTGTGATTGCATGGATGATGTCGGTCTTTGCCTTTATTGCGTTTTTCTGCGCCTGTTCAACTTCATCACTGAGGTCTTTGGCATTCTTTTTCATGCGCGCCAAAGAATCCGTCTCCGGGGAAAAGGATACGGATTCGAGGAGCTGCGGGGATGCCGCAGACTGCGCATATTTTTCAATCGGGACAAAAAGATGCCCGCCGTTTTTGATTGTATTCTCGAGCTCTTCATCACGGATGCCCGCGGCCTTTGCCACCTCTTTCAGGTCGGCAAGGCCGTTTTCTTTTTGCAGAGCCGTTTCGGTGTCGATGTAGGCATTTTCAAATCCAGTGCCGCTGGCCTGCGCACGAATGATCTTCTGCTGCACGTCGGGCGCGGTCTGCTTCAACTTTGCACTGGATGCGACCTGCTGCAGACGGTCAAGCATGATTGTTCCTGTCATCGTCCGCTGTGCGGCGATATCTTCGCGCGTCTTTTCCGAGGAGAGCCGCTGCGCATGACGTACGACGCCGGGAACGGCGCCGACGGAGGACGCCATGCCGAACCCGAGGCCGACCGGGAACGCCTCTGCGCCGGAGACAATGGCATTAACCGCCATGTCTCCTATGCTGTATGCCTTATCTGCCGCACGGCCATCGGAGGATGCAACAATGCTGTTATGGATGAGATCATCGGAGATGGACTGCGCGCTTTCCTCCGCGGATTCTGTGCCCGCGATTTTGAGCGCGTCCTTGATGTGGTTTTTCGCAAAAGCCACGACGGATTCACTCTTGCCGATATCATATTTCGCCTGATCGACGATTCCGCGGATCGCCTTTTCTGCGTATCCCTCCGCCCCTTCTTTTCCGAGGAGATTAAGTCCACGGAACTGCTTTGCGACAAGTCCAAAATTCGCCGTCTCGATTGCCGCGTTTGCAGCGCCTCCGACAAGCGCATACGCGCGTGCCTGGTCATCAGTAAGGAGAGGATTCCCATCCACATCCTTCATTGCGCGGTATTGCTCGAATCGCGCACCGATCTCAGGCTCCGCCATCCCGCGAAACACGCCTTTACGCATTCCCGCACCTGCGGCCGCACGGATGAGCTGATTGCGTGAAGCATTCGCGAATGTTGCACGCGCCGCAGAAGTGATTGCCGTACGCGCAGACATGGACCTTACTGTTCCCACGGCGAATCCGGCACCTGCGCCGCCCACGCCGCCGATCAGCGTTCCGCCGCCCGGCTCGATTGCCGTACCTGCCGCCGCTGTTGCGACCGCGGTTGCCTCCGCCATGATGAGGCCGTCGCGGATTCCTTCGCGTACGCTTTGCAGCATCTCAGGGCCAGACGATGCCATACCTCCTGCAATCGCCGCAAGAGGGTCATCCCAGAAAGATGGCATTTCTTTCTCATCTTTCTCGATCATCTTGTCGAGGTCTGCTGCACGTTGGAGGTCGTTATCATCTGCTGTGCCGAGGGCGACCTTATACATGAGATTATTAAATTCGAGCCTCTTATTTCCGAGTTCGAGGAAATGCGTGAACGTCTCCACAATCCCATGCGTTTGACGCACGGATTCGATATCGTGGAGGGCAAGCGCCGCATCACGCGGGTTCATTTTCGCGATGTCGCGGATCTCCGGGAACTCCTGCCAGACGGCTTCCATTGAGAAGTTGTCCTGCATCAGTTCCCGCTTTTTTTGTGTATAGTCGTTTATCTTGAGCGCCTGTTTGTAGGCGATATCATCATCCATAAAGGAATCCGCAGAGATTCCCGTATTCGCTTCAATCTCGCGGGCCTTACGCAGTCTCTCTTCGTCTGTCATAAAATAATTGACAAAGGTCTCTGTGCTGCGCAGGTCTTGTGCAAACTCGCTTCCCTCGTCTGCACTCTGCTCGATTCGGCTTCCGATATAGGATCGCAGGGGGCGCGTCGCACGGTCAGCAACGATGCGCACGGGAGACAGCACAAAGTCCGCGGCCGAGCTGCCGAGTTCGTCCACGGTTTCCTGCACATCCGGGCGGTTCATGAATTCATGACGCGGTTCATTGGATGCCATACGTTCATCGAGGAATTGCCCATAGGCATTGGCAAATCTTGTTCCCGATGTAATCGCCGTGGTCACTACGTCATTTGCTGTATCCTTTACGGCGTCCCATGCCTCACCCGCAGCATCCCATGCCTTTTCATAGAGCGGTTTCGCCGCTTCTGCTTCCGCCGCTGCGCGCTCTTGTTCCTGCTCCTGTCTTTTTTCCTGCCGTGCATTCGCATCGCTTAGATATCCTTCAAGGTCAAACGCCATGATGTTCTCCTTTAGTCTATGCCCTGCTCTTCTTCGCCTTTATTTTCTTCCGGGTAGTAATACGGCAAACTCATCACGTCACTTTTTGCGAGCAGAGCCGTTGCCGTGATCGGGTCTGCACCATGCGCAATGAGATTTTCATAGGCCTTTTTCCAGCCGCCGTTTGGATCTTCCATATCATCTGTGATTGCCGACCAGACCGCTTGATTGTTTTGCAGTTTCTGAAACTCTTCGCCGAGCCATCCGGCATTATCGAGACGCAGCGCCGCATTTTTATAGGCGACGAACTGATCCGATGAGATTTTTCCACCAGTCATGATACGTGCGTTCATTTTTTGCAGGCTTTCAATGTCCTTATCCGGCTTATAGTTTCTTCCACCGCCGCTTCCCGCGCCGTGTGCTGTGCCCGTATTCTTGTTGACGTGGTAATATTGAGCAATCGCATTCTCAAGGCCATTACGCTCCGTCATGTCAAGGTCCTGCGCATTCAGCATAGAGATTGCTCCGCTGTAACTTCCCGCATTCTGTGCGGCCTGCATAATCCCATCGATATATTGGTGACGCTGCTGCTGATATGCTCTCTGCAGATCTCCGCCCTTTGCTTCAATCAGCTTCATAAGACGGTCACGCTTTTCCGGGTCATAGGCACTCACGCGCCCGCTATTCTTTGGACGGATGACCAGTGCCGGAACAAGTCCGCCGCCAATTTCGACGCTGTCCCCGTGTGTGACTTTTCCATTGCCGCGTATATAGTTCCCGTTCTCATCGGTATAATCCGCGGCACTCGATGAGTTCCCGAATACGCCGCCCTTTCCATCGGAGGCAAGAACATGATGTGCATTCTCCGGATCCGACATATCCGCACCCGGCGGGGAATAGATGATCGCAGCTCCCGCCGGGATATCCATGCCAGAGGTATACGGTTCAACAACCACAGAATCATCCGCACGTGCATCTCTTAAGAGCGTCGGCACATAGAGAACGCCCTTTTCTGCCTCTCTTGCGCAGAATTCGGAGAGCTGTCCCGTCCCCTTGAGATAGGCTTCTACGCAGCCATCGCGTTTGTTGTCCATCTCTTTCCCGAGGATTCCCGCAAAACTGCGTTCCACATCTGCAGGAGAAGCCCCCGCCGCTTCTCTTGTTGCCTCTCTCCCGTATCGCTCATCTGCATATTCATAGGCTTTTGCAAGATTGAGCGTCTTACCATCCCAAACGCCAGGCATCTTAAGGATCTCATCTGCCTCTGTATCCATCTCTTTTGCCTGCTGCTTTTGCTTTCCAACGCGGGCAAGCTTCCAATAGGTCGTCTGATCCATATCCGGGCGGAACTGATTCAGTATCTCATCTGCGCGGTCATAGTCCTCGTTTTCGAGCGCTGCACCTGCGGCCGCCGCGGCGATATCTGTTACCATCTTTCGCCGCTCTGTTGCCAGCTGCGCTCCGGGCCATCCTTCCTGCTTTGCGCGGGCCTGCAGGAGTACATCACCGTTCTTGACGTACATGGTCGGTGCTCCATTCACCTGCCATGTCAGCGCCGCCTGCTGTGCATTGGTTGCGAGATTGGACGCAAATGTCGCCTGCTCGACCTCTTTGCCCTCCGCCATCTCTTTCGAGGCTGCGATGCGCTGGAAGTTCGCCATGTTCTCGTTGAGGTTGCCCTTGAGCGCAAAGCGCACACGGGGGTTATAGTTCTTGCTGACCTCTTCATAGGTCTTGTTGATTGCGTCGGTCGTGCGGTCGATGAGCCCCTTTGCATTCTCTCCAACGCCCGTGGTAAATAAGCCCTGCTCTCCATAGAGCTGCTGCGTGAGGCTTGTCATGATCTCGTTGCGGGCCTTCATGACGTCGGCGGCGTCCATATCGTCCTGCCGCTGCGCCATGACTTTATTCACCTGTCCGATTGCGGCGGCCATCTTATCATAGCCTTCATCGCCGCTTGTGCCGTAGGCATGCACATCGCCTGATACGCGTACCGCCGGCGGGTGCATGGTGTTTGGTTCAACGGCCTGTTGATAGGGCGAGAATTTCATGTATTACCACCTCCCGAGCGGCTTATAGTTTTTCAGGATGAGGCCCGTATCTTCGGTATTCCTAAATGGTTGGAAGAAAGACGATGTATTGTATCCGGCCGGCGGCGTCGTGAGAGGATTCGGCCCTGCCTGTTTCGCCGTTCCCGCACTCTTCCACGGCTGCGCGGCGCCGTATACGCTTGCGGCCGTTCCGAGGATCGTTGAAAGTCCCGCCATCCGTGATGTGCGGCGCGCCTGACGCAGGACATTTCCAGCGGCCGCATTGGACTGATTTGCCTGATTGATATAGTTGCTCTCCGCAACGCGCGAGCTGTAATTGTCGTTGCGCTGATTCATCAGGAGGTTTGCCGCATCCTTGTTGTAGGCGTCATATCCAGACGACAGAATATCCATCGCAGAGCCTCCGAAGTTCAGCCCGGCCGCTCCGGTCTCTGCACGCTGCGCCCCTTCTGCAATCCTGCGCCGGGCCCGCAAGGCCTCCTGCTGCTGTGCATAGTTATCCGCGATCTGCTCCTGCTTTCGATTTTCAATGCGCGCGTTCTGCTCTGCCGCCTGTGCCTGTGCCCGATACATATCCGCCTGCGCGTTCGCCTGCGCTCTTATTTGCGCTTGCTGTTGCCGATACTGGAACAGTCCGCTGAGTGCCGTGAGGCCTGCTACCCATCCGCACATGTTATTTCCTCCCTTCGCTTTCGATGGTAAATGGGATAAATTGTTCTCCGCCGATTGTGATTTCCTTGTGAAAGATTGCGCCGCAGTATTTCAGCCACGCAATCGCATCTTTGTTAAATGCCCCGACAGCGTTGTAGAGGACGCCATATTTCTTTGCCCATTCAGTCAAGATGCGCTTGGATTCGACGGCGAACGCATAGCGATTTTCTTTGATACGATCTGTGCCGAGGCACCAGATGAGACGCCCCGCCATCCCCGGCAGTTCCCGATATCCCCATATGGCGATCAAACCGCTGCGGTCAAAGGCTGCAAAGCATTCCTCCGACAGGAATACGGAATCGTATACTTCGTTTTCGATGGACCCGCTTTCCGCAACGCCCGCAGCGAGTTCCCTGCGGTCCGCAGCGCGCAGTTCTCCGATGAGCGTTCGGACAAGCTGTTCTTTTTTCTTCTGTTTTGTGATCTTCTTGATTTCGTAGTTAGCCACCGAATGATACCCTCCTTATGATTGCCGAGAGGCTGAACGGATAGGGGGTGTCATGCGTAATCACCGTGCGCCCTTCGTTATTCCATCCGCCGGCCGGCAGGGTTACTTCTTTGTCCCCTGTATAGAGGATGTTTTCATCGAGCTCCATGCGTTCGGGGTCATAGACGATATCATCCTGCCACGCTGCGCTTTGACCGATACGCCCGCCATAGGATTTCGTAAGACGCAGGATTGCGTTTGTGACTGTTTTCCTGCGTCCTTGTACGGTTCCGCTGTCGGTGTTGCCAACATCCCAGTTCGGCTGTTCGAGTGTCATGGTATAGGGCAGGCCGACGGTGATTCTTTTCGCGGCCTGCGGCAGCTTCGCGTCTGCATGCATGGTAATGCCTTCATAGAGATACCCATCCGCCATGATGACAACATGCTTTCCATCGAGGATATCTTTGCCGGGGATCTCTGTCTGCGCCGCAGGATAGGTCACTGTAACGGCCGCATCCTCTATGATGTAGTCTTGTTCGGATTCCGATTCTCCGTGCGGGGCAAAGTATTCGAGATAGCGGACGGTCTTTCCGCCGATGCTGCGCTCGACAACAGCGTAGATGCGATCATTGTTTCCGGCATTGACGGCGCAGACGGCCTTATATTTTCCGTCGGTGACAAAGTGGCTCCACGCATAGACTTTCTGGTCAATAACATAGGTCAAGCAGAGCATTTGCCCGTCATCGGTGACAAAATAAACGAGACTATCCGGCTCCTGTGCATAGGCGGCGCTGACGATTTCCCGCCCACGCAGCAGATGCTTTGCGAGGAGGGTCAAATCAATGCCGATATAGCCGTCAGTCTCATAGGAATACCCGGTATCCCGGATGATGGACCCGCGACGCTGGATGTAGATAATGCGGTTGCCGATGCGCAGCGGAGGTACGCCGCTGCATCCGTAGTTCTCCTGATTCTTCGGGGTGATGTTCGTCGGCTTTACGGTCTCCCCGCCCGCAATGGTCCACGTATTTCCGTCCGTGAATATAACAAGATCATTGCCGACGTCCATATGGCTGATGCTGTACGCCTGCCGTGATAGGAGGTCTGCCGTGACGGCGCTGTCATCGGTAACGGTGCCGGATTCTTTTTCGACGCCGAAATTCTCGTAGTCACCGCTCCGGCTCATCCAGAGACGCTGCGGATATTTTCTGCACCCGCCGAAGCAAAGGCGGTCCTGGAAGAACGCGGCGCAGCGCGGATATCCGTTGATTTTGCTCCACGCGCCCCAATACCAATCTGCCGTTGCCTCTAATCCGCCGAGTATCTTATCCACTTTGGCAGATGCATGCTTCGCATCTGTTACGCCGGTAATGGTCACATATCCCTCATGCCGATAGGGATAGGCGGAGAGATCGGCATTGCATGTCCCGCCGGTAATCCTTGCACGGACGCGCAGGAGGCTATATTCGTCTACATCTCCCGATTCGGTCGGATTATAGTCGTTGGTTGACGTATAGGTGCGCAGATCAACCCATGTGTTTCCGTCGTCTTTGGACTGCTGCACAACAACCTGACCGGACCATGTTCCGTGCGTGATGATTTTCCATGTTTTCCCGGCAATGACACTCCGCGTATAGACGGACTTATCGTCTACAATGAATTCACGTTTGTACTCGTATCCATTGCTTAGAGAAAGCTCTACCTTTAGTTCTCCTTGTATTCCATCAATGCGGAGGACAAAAACGTTTTCGTACCGATCCCCATTAATCGTGGCGGGCAGAGTCATCGAATCTTCCCAATCTCCCGCCCCGCTTTTGCTCCATATGTCTGTCCACTTATATCTTCTTGCATATTTAAAAAGCGGGAGTTTATAGCTGGAATACGCATTGACCGTTACATTGCAGGATCCCGTTCCGGTCTTTTTGATCTTACATACCGTCCCCGCCGATGCAGAAATCTCCTGTGTCGTATATGAGCTACTGTTTGCCCCAGCAGATGCGGATACCGTCCCCCCGTTGACATATTGCTCGATTTTCATCGTGTCGCCGATGCGGTCATCCGTGAATATGTCTTTCGCCGCAGTGATCTCGATATTTCCGTCGCGGCCGGACGGTTCGATTTTTGCCGCTTCGTCGTTGTTGATATCACCATACGCCATGCGCGTCCATGCGATCTCTGAGATACGCCAATCCCCTTCGCTGTATCGTGATAGTTTCTGTACCGGGAGTCTTCCCGAGCAGATATACATAACATCGACGGACTGCACGAAACGCAAATTCTTTAGGTCCCCTGTTTCAAACGGCGTTTCAAGCTCGACGGGCAGCCGATTCCCGTCCCGCCATATGCGGATGTACTTTTCCCCGATTTCAAGGAGATAGGTAATTTCTACGGTGTACTCAAATCGTACCAGGATCGCGTCGCGGTCATCGTATTTCATGCGCCCGGCATAGATGCTTCCCGGTCTTTTGTATACGGGCCCATAGGGACGGATGATTGCGTTCTCCGCCTGCAGTAGGGCAAGCTGATATTTTTCGAGGTCGACGCGCGATGCGACTTCCCCGGAGATTTCTCCGCCCGTAAATGCGGGCTGAATGGCATAAAACGGCCGCGGCTCTGCCATGATGTGTGCCTCCTGTCTTTACGAAAACCTCTCGTTTGCGTATTTGTTTGGATACTGCGTGCGCCGCTCTTTTTCGAGGACGCTATAATATCTCGCATTTGCAACGGCCTGCTGCGCCAGCTGCATATGCTGGACGACGATATTCGCATTCCCCGTAATTCCCATAGCGATAGAGGATGCAAGGAGATGCGTAAGTGCTTCCGCGAACTCTTCGCTGAACAGCGCAGGATCTTTGATATCGTCGGTGTATTCCGCCCATGCTTCTTGTACATCGGTCGCGATTGCCTTTCGTCCGCCGCCGAGCGTCACGATCTCAAAGTCCTGCCGATCTGTTTCTTTCTTTCGTGCATGCTCATTGTCATAGACATAGAGGACACTGAGACATTCGGCCGGATAGGCATAGACGGCATCCCATCCGGGAATGCTGTCCGTATAGGCCGCAAGTTTTGCGATGCATTTGGCAAATCCCCACGGATACGCCGTCAGCATGCGGCGCCGGTCATGGTCATAGTGGATTTTGCACTTTCGCGCTTCTTCGCTCTCATCGTCAATGCTGTTGATTCTCCCCTGCCCGATGTAGGAGAGTGCCATGTTGCAGATCTCTGTGCTGTTCATTTGGATACCTCCTTGCCATAGTGTCATAGCTGTTATGGCACTATGGCAAAGGCAGAAGGTTTTTCCTTCTGCTCTTTCCCGCCCACAATGGGGCACATGGTTATCGGTCGATGTTGTCGTCGAGGACAAGGCCCGCGGTGACGGTTCCCTTTGTATAGGTGCTCGTCCCCTTGATGCGCAGATAGCCGAGGTTGCCGCGCGGCAGGTGCACCGAAAGCGGTACCTGATCATAGGTGCCGAGTGTCTTCGGCGACGCGAAATTCTCCGTTGCCGAGGTCTCGAGCACGGTCTTAAATGTTCCCGTCCCCGCACCCTTTACGCGCAGGACGAGGATCGTCGGGTCGCCGGCATCCCCGGGGCCGACCTTCAGAACATCGGAATCGACGTTCCCGTTCGTGAGGGGCTTTGCGTTATAAAACAGGGTTTCTCCATCCAGAATCGCCATGGTGTTTTTCCTCCTTCCGTCATGCCGTTGCGACGCCGGTCTCCTCGTCGGAGATGGCATCGCACTTTTTGATCTCAATCCCACCGAAGTAGAGGCGCGGCACATCCGCCTGCAGCTCCTGCCGCGTGATGTGAACGTTGTTCTTATCGAGCAAATAAATCTCGAACCAGTTGTAGAGAGCCTCCGAAACGTACATGATAACCTTCTTGTCGCGGGACTGCAGGTTACGGATACGGTTCTTTGCGGTGACGAACTTCTCAATGAGCTTGAGCTTGTCATCGCTCTTCATGGAGCCGGTGATCTTTTCCACGTCGATGTTGCGGACCGCTGCATTGGCGCGAATATCGCCAACAGCAAGTCCGGCTTTCCAGTTAAAGAGTGTGACGAGTGCCTGATACTCCTTGCCGTCGGGGTCGGTTACGGTCTGTTCGCCAAGGTCGCGCTGCGTGAGACCTGCCTTCGAGTTCTTCGGGTAGATACCGTTCGTTGCGTGCGTCCCCCAGCCTACGAGGAACGCGGACGTGTTCTTTGCGCCGGCGTTCGCCGTCATGCCGCCAATGACCTGATAACCTGCGGTGTTCTTCTCTCCGCCGATCACGGGATAACGCATCGAGAGACCGTTAAAGGTATCGAGGTCATCGTCTGCGTTGCCGTAGAAGATGTTTGCCGCAATCGCATCGGAGAATCCACCGACGAATGCGGCGTCCTCGCTGCGGCGGAACTGCTCGCCGTTCGAGGCAAGCGCGATCTCCTCGATATCCACGCAGGAGCGATCCTCGAGGATGATGCAGGTGTCCTGCACCTGCTTTGTCGTGGACTTGTGCCGACTGACACCGCGATTGATGCGGCGCACCGAGGGCTTCGGCATGGATGTACGGATGGTGGTGCGGTTGCCGGTCGGCAGGTTGCCCATCTTCCACGTGATATCATCCATGATCGGATTCGAATTGAGGAGCGATTCGATAATGAAATCGATGCTCCCGTCGGGTGCGAGGCGTTTCCGAAGGTCGGAAAGCGTCAGCGCCTGCGAGCCAAGTGTTGCCATAGTTGTGTCCTCCTTTTAGGTGTACTTCTTGAAATCGGTATTGGGGTAAATGGATTTCTCCACTCCGGCCCCTCCGGAGCGGTCCCCGCCATCCTCTCCGATGAGGTCGCCGAATGCCGCCATGAGACGAATCATCTCAATGCGGTTTCCGGCACCTGTCTCATTGAGCATGGCCGTAAGGCCCGGGATTTTTTCGGCGAGCGCATTGCGTGCAGCGGCTGCCTTCGCAACGGTAGCGTCGAACTGCCCGCCGAGCTGCGTTCGCGCCTCCTGTGCCCAACCTTCCTGCGTTTCGCGGATTGCCTGCACGGCCGCATCGACGCCCTGCTGCATGTACTGCATGCCGTATGCGGCAATGGTGCTTGCCTGTTCCTGCGAGAGACCTGCCTTTTTGGCAATCTCCCCAAATGCGGCCGCTGACTTCTCGTCGTAGTCCATGCCTTCGGGGACAACGCCCTTAAAGTCATAGGCCTCCGGTACACCTGCGGGCGGGTCGGATTTTTCCTGACCGCCTTTGCCATCACCGCCGAGAATGGTCTCTGTGCCGCCTGCACCACCGGGATTTTCCTGCGGTTTCCCGCCATCCCCGCCGCCGTCGCCTGCGCCGTTCGGGTCGGATGCAGCAGGTTCCGCAGCACCCGTGCCGGCTTCCCCGCCATCCCCTTCCCCTGCGAAACGCTGCAGGTCGAAGATCCTCTCTTCTGTCATATGGTTTCCTCCTTCTTGTCTACCGCCGAGATCATCTCTTTGATCTCCTTCATCAATGCGTGATACTCGCTTTCGGCTTTCTGTTTTGCCGCGAGTGCCACGAGGTCATCTGTGATGAGATTCTGTATATGCAGCCCTACGCGCCGCTCCCCCTCCATGACGAGCAGGCGGTTGACGTTATCTTCGGGGAACGGTCCACCTCCTGTGAGGTGACAGCGTTCGAAGAGGCGCATCAGGAACCATCGCCCCTCTGGCGCGTCAAGCAGATAGAGGAGCGCCGCACGGTCTTTGGATTCGATTTTTTCCGCGGCTATGCGCCGCATCTTATCCGCAGAGCTGATTTCGTATTCCATGGATTCCTCCTATCCGACCTGCGTCATACCAAGGAGCTGCTGCAATGCCGGATTCCCATCCTGCGCGGCTTCGGTTGCATTCTTTGCCGCCTGTGCGGCGGGCGCCGCCATCTGTGCCATGGCCGCCGCCTGCTGCATTTGCCGCTCCTCCTCTGCAGCCTCCTGCTTTTGCTGCTGGATTGCCTGATATTCGTCGTCGGTCCGCTTGATTTTCGCGGGGGCACCAACCATGCCGATGTAGCTGTTTGCGGTTTCGTTCCAGTCCATCTTGTCGAGGATGTTCGGATAGAACTGCGCAATCTGCGCGATGAACGCTACGGCCTGCTCGATGTTGACAAGACCGCTCATCTTTTGTGCCTGTGCAAGCGGGCTAATGTACTCGATTTTGATTTCCTGATCGCGCAGGATTTCTTGCGCTTCTTCATCTTCCGGTTCCGGGAACATGCGCTCCCGGTCGAGGATGTTATAGACGCGCTCGATGATCCGCCCGAGGAATTCGAACTGCATGCGCTGCACAACAGGGCCGAGGATGTTCATCTTCTCCTGCGTGCGTTCGAGGACTTCGCGTGCGGTCATGGATTTCTCTTGCTGATCCAGCATCATGAAGAGGTCGGCGCTGTACGCGCGCTTAATGCGCGTCGTTACATCCGCGACGACCTCGCGCAGATGATCAAGGTTTCCCTGCACCTGGAAGAGGGGCGTTACAGCGTCCTTTTCTTTGACGAATGTCTTTCCGCCCGGCACCAGATTGATGCCCTTTACGGCCATTTGGTCATCCGCTATGACCGGCGGCTTTACTGCCAGCTCGACCATGGTCAGCTTGTCCTTTTCAAGGAGATGCAGGATTTTTGCATCGCCTTCTGCGAACCAGCCGGGGCCCTTGCCATAACTGTCATTACCAGAGATGAGATAACGCGCCACGGGGACGGGCCATTCATGGAATCCGCCGACGTGCAGGAATTCATCTTCCGTGCTCCCCTCTACGTAGTAGATGGAGACATAGGGCAGATGGAAGTTGCCGAGTTTCTTCGGGTCATAGTTCCGGTTGGGGCTCACGTACCAAACGACGGTATGATTCGCCTTGATTCCCGGGCCGTTTGCAAGTTCTGCGCGGATGTTGTCCGGCACGTTTTCCGCACCGAATTTGTCCACGAGCTGCGCGGCGCTCATCTTGTAACGGCGGCAGAACGTTTGAATGCTTCCGTCCGGCCCATTCTCCATGGCATAGCTGCCAATGGGATACGGAACAAAATGGACGCCATATTGGCGGTCGGGGAATATTCCGAGCGGTGCTTGCCCGAACGCGAGCTCGAGGTAGCAGCTGTGGACGGCGGTGTAGAAGTTGCTCTTTTCGAGCACGTCCGCGATGATGTCCATGCGCTCGTCAAGGATCCTGCCAAGATCGGAGTTGTCCTTGAGATCGATGTTGGCAAAGTCGAGGCGGAACCATTTGCGGCTGGGCGGCGTGAGGCCTCCCATGACGCCGGCCGCAAATATCTGGTTGCTGTCCCATGCGCAGTTATGCCAGACGTTGGTATCCTTGCGGCTTCCCGCATTGCTCTCATCATCCATGCCGTCAAAGCTCCCGAGATACGGCAGCTGATATTCGCGGATGGATTTCCATCTGGTCTCATAGGTGCTGCGCTTATCGATGAGCTGCTTGACTGTCTGCTGCACTTCCTTGCGGCTGATAGATAGACGCGCCGCGAGGTCGCTTGCACGAATGAGCGGGGGCAGGCGTGCTCCCTGCATGATTTGTTCCTGCATATTTCCTCCTTATCCGAGGGTTGTGCGTCCGCCGCCATTGGCGAGCGTTCCGAGAATGGTCTCGCGGTCGCTGCTGAGCATCGTCGATGCACGACCGCGGCGCCTGCGCTGACTTGCAGACGCGTTATCCTGCGATCCGATATCCGACGACTGTACGGCCGTCGGTGCCGGGTCTACTTTCGGCGGCGGTGTATAACTCACGCTGCCGCCTCCTCCGCTGCACATAGGATCACCTCCTTTCGGTGTCTTGATTCCGGGCATTGGTATTTCAAAAGGGGTCATAGTCGGTGTTGCACATGGTATCTTGCCGCCCACTCTCAACGCGGACGGGATATGCAAAAGTAAGGGCGAGCGCATCCGCCTTGTTGGGCGATGCGAGCCCGCGCTTTTTCATATCCTCCTTGCTCTCGAGTTGGAGCTTCCCGCTCCGGTTCATAAACGCTTCGGGACCTGCGAGGTCGTCGCGGAGCTGTGCATCGTCCGGCAGGGCGCCGATGGTCTTAATCCAGTCCTTCATCTCTGACCACATTTCCGCGCGCTTGTTGGCGTAGTAGGGGTCACGCGGTTTCGCGGCAAAGGATACAAGGTTCCATGTCCGCCTCATGTTGCGGCCGACGGAATAAATGCCGGTGCCGTAGCCCTGATCGATATTGACTGCTGCGGCACGGTATTGGTCCTCGAAATACGCGATGATCTCCGCCATGTGGACGTCATCATCGTTTTTCTGGTAGGTCGCGAGATGCTTGCACATGGATCCTTGCCGAAGGAATATCTCGAGGCTGTCCTCTCCGGTCCATGCAGGGTCAACGCCAATAATGACGGGGGCAAAGTCAAATTCATGCTTGTGGATAATGCGCTTTGTCGCCTCTTCTATGAGCGCGCCCGAGATGAACTGCAGTTCGGAGGCCGACGGGAATTCGCCGCGAACGCGGACTTTGAAGAAGTCGCTGTCCTCTCCTCTGGTCTCCTGCCATTCGGCAATGAGATCTTTGTTGCTGATGGCAACGTCGCGGCTGTCGATTTTTCTGGTTTTCCAGAGTGCGCGGTCACGGTGAAAGCAATCGTAGAAGCGGCCGCTGGTACGGGTCGGATTGCCGAACGCGCACCAGATGATCTCTGTGTCCGCGTCCGTCATCGCACCCTCTGCAACTTCCCAGATGATGTTTGCGATTGCGGATGCTTCGTCAAAGACAAGGAGAATGCGGTTCCCCTGATTGTGCAGACCGGCGAATGATTCGCTGTGATGCTCGTTCCATGGGATCGCGTCAATCCGCCATGTCTTTTCATGGCCGGGTGTGTTGGAGAAAATCGCGGTGGCCGTGTAAGTGAACATGTGCTTTGCGATAAAGCACTCATACCATTTGGACAGCTCCGCCCATGTCTTGCTTTTGAGCTGCGTGTCCGTGTTGGCCGTGATGATGCCGCGGGTATCTTCATGCGTTGAGATTGCCCAGAGGATGATCCATGCAACGAGCGCAGATTTTCCAATGCCGTGTCCGGATGCGATTGCTTCGCGGATGACTTTGCCGGGGGTCTTGAGCCCGTCGCGGATATCTGCGAGAAGGTCCAGCTGCCAATCCTGCGGCTGCTGACCTTCGAGCTTATCCGCGCCCCACGGGAATGCGCCGTGTACGAATGCCACGGGGTCATAGGCGAGTTCGGCGAGGAAATCAATCATGCTCTGCTGCGTTGTCTGCTGCATTTTTGATCCGTTCCCTTGCCTCTTTGAGTGCCTGCGCTGCGTTTACGGTGATCTCTCCGCTGATTTTGGTTTCCTGCCGGTCGGCGTATACGTCCGGTTTTGCGCCTTTGAGCAGGAGGATGAGGAGTGCATCGCTCTTTTTCCGGTAGCTGCCGACCCGCTTGCCCTTGTAGTAGATGCCGCATTCGTCGCCTTCGACGGCGCGGCGGCGGGCTTCTTCTTCGAGGAGGTCACCCGCCATTTCTTTGGCCTGCGCGAATCCTTTTTTGTATTCCGGATCTTCTTTGAGCCAGTTGTAGTGCGTCTGCCGCGTGATGCCGCACGCCTCCGCCGCAGCGCCTATCGTCCCCTCCGCGATATAAGTATTTAAGAATCTATTTTTTTGCTTGCTGCTTACGAATCTGTAAACTTGCTTTGCCATTTTCAGCGTCCTCCTTTCCCTTGCGCTGTCTGCGTTTACGGCTGTTTTTGTCCGCGGTCATTTTTCGGTGATTCCATGTGTAAAATGACCGCGCCATTTTTCGGTGCAATTTTTCCGCCCGTTTTTGGGCAAAAGAAAAAAGCCATATGCAATCTGCACATGACTTTCACTGTATTTATTTTATCACGTATTTTCGGACTTTTTTCCCGGAAAGTTTTAATCCTGTGTTTCCGCTCTGCTCTAAGGATTGCGGGATTATTGCGTTTTCTTTTTGCGTTTTTTCTAATCTTGCGCGCTAAAATACACGCATGAGCCCCATCTGACAGGCACATGCGAGGGCGTATGATCGGATATGACGTATGGTTTCGTAGTAGGTGTTTTTGCTGATGTAGAGTTCGCGGCATATCTTGTGATAGCCATGCCGCTTGAGATATTTCCGGATATAGATTTGCTCTGCAAGAGATCCGCGGATGCTGCTGCGCACTTCGCTCTCGACGCGCGCCCAGTTTTCGAGCTCTGCTTTATACTTTCCGTCTACTTCCAGCAGATCATCATTTCGGATCGCCGTCCGCTCCGTCGGATTTCTTCCGCCGGCCGGATCGTATCGTTTTCGTCGACGCTCCATGCGTGTCACCGCATAGAGCATTTGATCGATGCGGTTGTAGATTTTTTTGTCCATGCCCTCTCCCGGTTTCGATTTTTTCGAAATATGCGATGGTCAGCGGATATCCTTCCGCCGTGTAAGTGCTGTAAGACAGATCTTTGATCAGGCGATATCCCTTCGGCGGATCGATTTCCGTCTTGTAGGCCTCCGCCCGTGTCACCTTTGTTTTCTTCGGGACGGTCCGCAGGAGATTCCGGCTTACTTGTATGCGTCCCGAGTGCGCCGCGACTTTCTCTTTTGTGAAATAGTCCGCCAGCCGTTCCGCGTCCCGCAGATGCCCGCCGTAGAGTTTGACTTCCACATTGCCGTGCGGCCATGCCTTTTTTATTTTTTCGAGCTCTGATTTCCCAAGCGCCGGCAGGAGAATGTGACCGTGTGGCCGACCGCTTCCCGTCAGATTCTCGAGTACGGATATATATCTCGCCGACATTCCCGTCTTCTGGTAGATCGCGCGGATGCGGCGTTTGAATTTTTCAAGTTCTTTTTGGATTGTTTCCGTATCCGGAACTTCCCGGAACGTACAAGTCAGGTACCAATCCCCCGCCTCGAAGTTATCCACAAGGAGACGGGATAACTTTTCCGCACGGAGACGGCGATTCACTTCCAGCTGCGTCTGCTTTGTGACATTTTGCCGTTTTGCTCTTTTCTCACGGATCTCCGGACGGAGCGGCAGCGCTCTCTGAGAATAATATTTCTTTTCGATTCTGAACCTCTTGTTGTTTGATTCCCAGATCGATTTTAGGTAGGCCATCGCAGCTTTCCTCTCCGCACGTATATTTATGTTGCTTTATGTCGCTATATTAATTCCTTTATCGAGCAGATAAGGGGATATGGTATCCCCTTCGATTTGAGAACACACGTATTTATATTTTCTCAGCGGACGCCGCCGAGAACCCTGCTCGATAAAAACCTTCTATATAATATAGAAGGAAATATTTTTCATTCGTCTTTTTTGGGAAGCCAAACACAGATACAACAGAAGAACAACAAGAGGATATACACCCCGGCAATGGCAGGTGCAATAAAAGTCAGCAAGCCAATCAGCAAGCCAATCACCAAGTAACCGAGAACCACGATGATCGGCAGCGCAAGGATGCATCCGATCGTTATAAGGATCTTTTTTATTGTTTTCATTTCTGCTTCAGCTCCTCGTCCAGTTCGATAATGATCCGTTTGAGCTGACAATTCTCAGCACAGAGCCGGTCAATATCGCTCTTTTGTATTTCGATGCGGTTGGTAAGGTTTCGCAACTCAACGTACAGCTCATCAATCGCCTTGACGATAGAGCCGAAATCATCTTTCGGCGTGTACAAAATTCTATGTATAATCGGATCTTTCGACGCCTTTATCTTTTCGATATCATATGGCGTTCTCATTTCTGCACACCCTCTTCCATATAATATAGAAGAAAACTGTTCACTTGATTGTCTCAGTTTCTTCATCATCCTGATACGGTTCTCCCGATGGCCACTCAACCCCCCTCAGAGGGTCTGCACATACACGGACCTTCTTTTTCTTTCAGCATCCTCAACTCTTCGTCCAGTGCAATAATGATCTTTTTGAGCTCGCGGTTATCATAGGAGAGCTGCGCTATATTGCGCTTCAATATGCCGATTTTGTCGATCACTGGATTTATTTCATCATGCAGCTCACCGATTGCCTTCATAAGCGCACCAAAATCCACCATCGGTTGATACAGGCACTCATTCAAAATCGGGCGATCCAGTGACGCTTTTATTTCTTGGCACGGCTTTCCTCTTCCGAGCCCCTGTAATCTCCTGTTTTTGTGCCCGCATCACATTCCCGATCTCCTCCCGCGCCGTCGGGTCGGGTTTCTTGCAGGGCGTGTATTCGTCCATGTTGTCGCCTCCTCACATATCAAGCAAGGCATACTTTACTGCAAGCTCATAGTGGGGCATCGTCCACATTCGCCCACTAACTTCATCACACACAACAAAACTATTAGGATGTATCTTTGTCCCTGGCACGCCGCAGGTATCTGCTTCCCCGTTCGCAATCCACCATCCATCGTCGTTATGGAATATTTTTGATGATGCAATCGCCTCAAGAAACCACGGCGATATTTTCGTTTTGTCTTTCCCTTTTGAAACCGCCTCAAAAAAGTCTTCACCATCAAAATAGACAGCATCTACAAGTCCTGATCTGGGACGATATATTGCCATGTCTTTTCCTCCTCACCCGCAGAGCTCATCTCTCATCTCATCAATCAGCTCTGCCGCATCTTCTCTGCTCATGCTCTCAATCGGGTAATCCTCAAAGTCATACCCGAGTTCATCCATCAGCGCCTTCAATCGCTGTATCTGCTCACTTGTCGGCTGTTCCATTTATGCAACATCCTTTCTTTTTCCTCCTTTGAATTACGCACTCTCACGTTCTTCTGTACCGCACAGTTCCGGCAGATTGGCACGTACAAGAGCCTCTGCAAACGGCGGCGGTACCGCATTGCCGCATCGGGCAACCTGCGCCGACTTTGGATAGCTCTTGCCGTCGGCGTCACGGTCGATAATATAGCCCTCCGGAAATCCCTGCGCCCGGAACAACTCCCTCGGCGTAAGCATCCGCATGCCGATATCCGTGACCTGATACAACTCTCCGCATACAGCAACCACACCGAATCTATCTCTGGTCGTGATTGTATGCAGTGGCTCTGTGAGTGTCTGTCCCTCACCTTGACCGTAATATTTGACCAAGAACGCCTCAACGAGTGCATTGTGATCTATGCTGGTTACCGTCGGCAGAGGCACAGTTACATCAACTCCGGCGCTTTGGTATCCCCCAGCAAAATATTTGCTGATGAACGCCGTCACAAGTCCGTACCGATTGGATGCGTCTGCGGTCATAAGAGGACGGTCTATCGCCTGTCCTCTTACGTCCTTGTCTGACTGCTCGCTGTGGTACTGGATCAGAAACGGTGAAAACCTCTTGTCCACGATGTACGGCTCAGGATTATCGAGGACAAATTTCTTAAGCCCGCGCGCTATGCGTCGCATGGTGTTTTCGCAGAGCGGTTTCTTCCGGGCAAATATGCTCGGACACGGAATAGACCAGTCAATGATCTCCGCCGCTGCCCGCCACGGCTGCAACATGCCACTTGCCACAAAGAGCGTTGCCGGGTCTCCATGCGTCGGTTCCGGCCATACAATCGGCAAGCCGTCACATCGCGCGACCAGGAAAAACCTCTTTCGTATCGTCGGTGCTCCATAGTCGCACGCCCGCAGCTCGTTCCATTCGACTTTATATCCGTACCGCTTGAGCGCATGGACGAAGCGGCGGAACGTCTGCCCTTTGCGTTTTGGGTCGGGGCGATTGTCCACAAGCGGCCCCCATGTCGTAAACTCCTCGACATTCTCGAGGATAATCACGCGCGGCCGTACGAGTTTCGCCCAGCGAATTGCCACCCACGCAAGCCCACGAATCGCCTTCTCCACAGGCTTTCCGCCTTTAGCCTTAGAGAAATGTTTGCAGTCCGGCGAAAACCACGCAAGACCAACGGGACGACCTGCACATGCCTCCACGGGGTCAACGTCCCAGACGTTTTCGCAGTAATGTTTCGATGTGGGATGGTTGGCGCGGTGCATTGCAATCGCCGCAGGGTCATGGTTAATGGCGATATCCACGCTCCGTCCTGTTGCGAGCTCAATGCCTGTTGATGCGCCGCCACCGCCCGCGAAGTTATCAACGATAATTTCCACTACCTGCTCAGCACCTCCAGGATCTGATACAGCAAATACACAATGATGATCAGTAATATCATCTGCATTTCTAACTCACCTCCTCTTCCAACGGCAGCCATATCGTGCACGCACACGACATGGTCCGACGGGAGTTGCAGCACGCATCAAAGGTCTGTATCATTTCCCGCCCTTTCCGTATTCTTCCCAAGTTCCGCTCACCACATGCGACTGCCGGAACTCCGGCAGGATCGACAGCTCGCCCGCGCTCGTACAATAGCGTACCAGCATTCCCTGCTCCTGCGCCGCTTTCAGCTCCACCATACACCCGCGGCTCTCCTTATAGTTGCCGCTCATAACGACACTATCGCAGGCGATCAGCATCTCGATGCAATACTCCATCACCTGCTCATACGACATACCCGCAAGCGGATCAAACGCCGCAAGCGGATTGAGAAACAAAATATCCGGATGCAGCTCCTGCAGCTTTCGGTGTATCTCCGCTGCCTCTGCCTTGTTCTTTTCCTCATCCCCCGTATAGGGATGAGAGATATAGCACCATTTCATGACGCTTCCTCCTCTTCCGTATTTCCGTCCTCTATGAAATCAAACAGCGTTGGCGCGCTGCGCTTTGCTTCCTCCACTTTGAGATAACCAACCCCGTCGCGGAAATAGTCCGCGTTGAGTTCCGTCGCCATACCGCGCCGCCCCAGCTTCAACGCACAGAGAGGGACGGTCATCAGTCCCCCGAACGGGTCAAAGATGAGGTCTCCCGCGTTGCTGTACCTCTCGATCAGCCGGTCGACGATATCAAATTGCAATGGGCACACATGGAGCTGCTTGCCCTTCTGCGCTTGCAGCGTGTTCATGGTCCGCATGCGGTTGATATCGTCCCACACATCATCAGACCAACTTCCGGGCGCGACGACCATAAACGTCGCGGGCAGTTTCTTGTCTTTGTCGAGGCTCTCCGCCATCGCGACGTGCTCCTCATAGTCATAGATGCTCTCACGGCTATACTTGCGATAGACGCGTTGGAGGTCCGACACAGGGAACTGCATGACCTCATCCTTTGTCAGAGGTCTGTCTCCGCTGCTGCGCCAATATCCATGCGCATCGATCTGCCACCGTCCACGGGTATACTCTTCTTTTGTCTTTGTAACCGGAGTATCTGCATATGCTTTGGATGTGTCCGACGGCAATTTGCGGAATAGCAGGATATACTCAGGGCACCCGACACCCATCTTGCTTCCGTCCTTGCACTGCTCCGTCCAGCCGAGGCGGTATGTCTGGTTATTCTCGCGCACAACGTCGGTCACGACCGTGATCATGCCAAAATACTGGAATCCGTGCCGCATGTAGTGCTCAATGCAGAGCGCATGGAACGGCTCGATGGTCGGCATGCCCGTCCCCGTCGCATTGCCAAAGAGGAC